AACCTTTTTTGATACCAACCAGGGTCTGGCAATCACCTGGACCCACCCGGAAACCGGCGGCGCGACATATAATGTCAGCTTTCTGGAAGATGAATTGTCCTTTAATTATGTGCCGGTTGATCGGTATTCTGTATCTGTCAAATTGAGGGAGTTATAAATGCCCTTACCCATACACTCATCAGTCAAAACCGAGAATAACAAATTATCCTCGGATGATATTTCTTATCTGTTGCTTGAGGCCACTTATCAGTCTGATCCCGTCGAAACCGTCCGGATTTGTTTAAACGATACGTCTGTCACATGGGCCGGGTACACCTGGTCGCCGGCAATTTTTTCTTTAAGCGGTCTAAGTGAAACCAAAGATGCTGAAATCCCTTCTGTGACACTGACCTTTACAGACATCAACCGGGCCATGACGCCGTTTATTGATGAAACAAACGGGGGTGTCGGTGCAGAAATCGTCATTTATGTGATCAGCTCAAAGTATCTCCTGGCATATCCGGCCAGTGCCGTGCCAGAACTTGAAGAGCGTATGGAAATTATTGGCTGTTCGATTGATGGGAATAACAGAATAACTTTCAAGCTTGGTGCAGAGAATCTTTTGAACAGGCGTTGTCCAAAGAACAGATATTTGAAAAATCATTGCAGGTTTAAATTCAAAAGCACTCTATGCGGGTATTCAGGATTAGATTCAACCTGTGATCTAACCCTGGCTGCGTGTCGTGCGAAAACCAACCAGGCCAGGTTTGGCGGGTTCCCGGGTGTTGGAATGTCAGGATTTAAAGCATGATGAAAACAGTTGATTTAATGGACCTAATCGGCAAGCCATTTCATGCAGACGGCTATGGCCCGGATAATTATTCATGCTACGGCCTGGCCGTTGAAGTGTTTAAGAGATTCGGATTCGATATTCCAAGGCTTAATATTTCTGTTTGTGCCTGTAAGGAAACATCTCAAAAAGAAATTCAGGATCAGATTTCAAACAATTGGGAAAAAATAGAAATGCTCGAAGTTCCAGCGGCCTTGGTGATTTTATCCGCTCATCCGGATTATGCGAACCACATCGGCGTTTATATCGGCAACGACCGGTTTATCCATGCAACCATGGGCAGGAACGTCGAGTGTGCCAGGTTATCAAATTGGAAAAAAAGAATCATAGGACACTATAGATATGTCAGTTAGCTTAATCAAAATACTTAATCCACTTCAATCGCAAATTAATACCAAAGAAGTGTTTGTCTTTGAAGAAGGCAAGAGGCTTGATCAGTATATCAAAGACCTGCCGTTATATGATGCCGATATCAATATTGTTGTCGCTGTCAATGGCGTGATGGTTCCAGAGCCATACCATATTGAGATCCTCGACGGGGATATTATCTCTGCTTGTGCAAAGACTGAATTTTCAGTCGCAGCAGCGGCAGCCGCATATGTCGGTACGGCTGTTGCCGGAACAGCCTTCTCAGGTGCTATTCTTTATGCAGCGACCTATGCAGTGACTTTTTTGGCCACGTCCTTCCTGATCGGCTACGGAATGAACCAATTGATGGCAGCATTGGGGCCGGATGTCGTAGAAACTCCGCAAGCAAGAAACGCATACACATTTGATGGACAGTCTACGACACACAACGAAGGCACTCAGATGCCTTATTTATACGGAACCAATAAGGTCTATGGGCAAATTTTATCTAATTATGTCAATACGAGTCCGACCAACGATGATACTTTAAATTTGCTACTGGGCATTTGCGACCATGCCATAGACTCTATAACGAATATTAAAATAAACGAGCAGGCATATACCAAATACAAAGACGTAACGGTTTATACTCGCCTGGGCACATCTTCTGACACTGTTATTCCTGGCTTCACCGAAGCCGTTTTTCAAACGTCTGTCAATGCTTTGATGGATTGTGATCTCCCCAACGATGCCGTTACGTTTGTTGATCGGACGACATCCGGAACTGTTGTCGAAAAGATAAGAGTGACTATCAGAGCCCCAAGAGGCTTGTATTACACCAACGGAGAAACAGGGGAGGTGTGTGGTATCCCCGTCTGGTTCAGGGTTGGGTATCGAGTGGCGGGTTCCGGTATTGTTTTTTCATATCCAACAACCGCCTGGGAATATCAAGACGAGGCGTCTTATACTGCAAACAACAGAGATCCCATGGCGTTTGTGATTGAATTCGTTGACTTGCCGCCGGCGCAATATGAAGTACGAGCCTATGCCTTAGCTGCATATTGTGAAGTAATCGCCGTTACAGTCGTGAAGGATTTATATTTTTCATCAATGCAAGAAATCATAACAGAATCCTTTTCATATCCCGGGACAGCGAAATATGCCGTCAGTGTTGTTGCAACAGATCAGCTTTCTGGCGGCATGCCGACTATCTCCTGTATTGCGTCTAAAAATACGGTCCAGGTTTATGATCAGACATCGACACCGGCCTGGCTGCCCAAAAGGGCAACAAATCCGGCCTGGATAGTCTGGGATTTATTATATGACAAGGCCGGGATAGAAATTCCTCGATTGATCTGGGCAGAATTCAAAGCCTGGGCCGATTGGTGTGATGAACTCATAGACCACAATGGCGTGAACGCCTATCGATTTACTATTTCTTTAATTTTATCCGAAGGTAATTTCTGGGACAATATTCAAAAGGTCGCCCGGCTTGGACGCGCTGCGATTATCCGGAGAGGCTACAAGTATGGCGTCTTTGTCGATAAATATGAAGGTGTGACACCGGTTGTTTCTCATTTATTTACAATGGGAAATATCATTGATGGAACATTTAATATTCAATATTTGCCAACCAAAGACCGGGCAAACATCATTGAGGTAGAATATACCGATTCTGGAAGGGATTATACCCGGCAGGTCGTTTCCATAATGGACCCGGCTTATTTAACTGGAACAGACGATGCACAGAGCGCAAGAATTTCTTTGCCTGCTTCGACAACCCAATCGATTGCCACCAAAGAAGGCATCTTCCGGATGAATTCAAATTTGAATTTATGTCGGGTGGTTACGTTTGATGCCTTTGTAGACTCGTTTGCCTGTGTCGTCGGGGATTTGTTTTATTTTCAACATGAAATTATGGACTACGATACTGACTGTTCGGGTCGGATCGTCTCAGCGACGACAAATACAGTCACGTTAGATAAGCCTGTCAATATTTATGATGAAATTGCATACAAAATATTAATCCGGAAACTTGATGGGACGTTTGAAGAAAAAACAGTCACGAATGCTGTCGGAACCTATTCTATTCTGACATTAAGTTCGGTTTTCACAGCGATCCCCGTGCAATATGATGTTTATACGTTCGGGCGGTCAACCAGTTATAAAAAGATATATCGTCTAACATCAGTATCACGGGCCAATGGTCTCACCCGTACCATTGTCGGCATAGAATATGTTGAAAATATCTATACAAATAACGATACCTATGTAATCGAAGATATAGAGCAGCCAGATTGGTTAAGCCAGGATCAGGAAGCTGACGGTGTGTGGCTATCCGAAGAAGTAGTCATGTCTCCAGACGGATCTTATAAGATCTCAGTGTTGGCATCATGGGTTAAAAAATATCCTCAGATGTCTACGATCTGGGAAGTCTGGGTGCAAGACGTAACAGGCGGTATCGCTGGCCAGGTTATTAAAAATTCAGAAACAGCACAGAATTTCATGAGAATCAATGCTGTTTTCCAAGTCGGCCAGACGTATTGCATTATTATTATTGCAAAAGGCGGCGGTGCTCAAGATTTTGGAAACAATACACAACTCATTACCATCACTGGAAAGACGCTGGCCCCAGGCGTACCTTATGATGTAGCCGCAACCGGATTCCATGCAAGCATTTTATTAACATGGAAACATTACGCCGAAAACGATCTGGATCATTTTTTGATTTATAGATCAGCAACAAACAGTTCTTCTGCAGCGGTTCATGTTGGCACAGCGATTCGGGAGACTTCCGGATTACTTGGAGCTTTCCAGGATATGCCACCTGACGATGCAACTTATTATTATTTCATTAAAGCCGTCGATACGACAAAAAATATGTCTGCGTTTTCTACCAGCGTGTCAGCGAGCGCACCGGGGATAAGCGCATCAATAGATTCAGTCTCGATTTCCAGCGACCAGTTTTTTAAATACCTGGCAGGATCAACAACACCAGTCACAACACCGATTGAATTAACAGCAGAACTCACCGGCAGCCTGACGACTTATGACTGGGAATACTGGACAGGTTCTGCCTGGGCAAATCTGTCTGGAACTCAAAACACGCAAACATACAGCCTGGCCCATGACAATATTGCATGGAATGGAGCCTTATCTTTAAAGATTCGCTGTTCGTCCGGTTCTAAATGGGATAACACCAATATTGTCAAACTATTCGACGGCACCCATGCGATCACACCGATTGTCACCAATGTCTCTCATACCGTGCCTTCTGACTCCGATGGCAATGTTACGTCCTATGACGAGTCTGGAACAGACATTCAGATTTATGAGGGGTCTACTGCTTTAACATTCAGAACATCCATAGCGGTCAGTAGCTTCATCTGCGGGACTCCCGTTGTCGTTCCAACCGGAAAACTCACTGTAGGAGCGATCACAGGCAACGGCACGACCACTTGTACCGTTGGTGTACATTCTCTCATGGATGCTGCCACGCCGCTTGTGACGATCTCATATCCGATTACAGTAAAGCGGGCCGATGGAGTGCAATTCTCGTTCAATCAGGTTCAGACCATAACAAAATCAAAAGGCGGGGTTAACGGATTAAATAATACCACTGTCCATTTATACCGGGTATCAACGAGTTCGACTACTGCCCCGGCTGCTTTCTCCGATACTTTCACTTATACTTTTTCGACAAAAGC